TCTGACATACTCTATCTTCTCCATACTTATCAACCAAGTAATCAATAATAACATCTCTGTCACCTACGTCAGTATCAATATCCGGAAGACCAACTCGTTCTGGATTTAAGAATCTTTCAAAAATCAATCCATATTTAATTGGGTCGATATCTGTAATATGACAACAATAGCAAACCAATGAACCTGCGGCAGATCCTCGTCCCTTACCAACCTCAATACCAAATCGTTCAGCTGCTTTAATGAAGTCCCATACGAATAAGAAGTATCCATCAAATCCCATGGAATGAATAACACCCATTTCATATTCAAGACGGTCTCTTCTTTCTTTTTGTTCTTCCTTGCTTAACTTATCATAGCCTCTATCAACCCAGCCTTGTTCTACTAAATGCCAAAGAAATTCATTATTGTCTTTAAATCCTTCTGGTAATGGGAAAGTAGGTAACTGAGGTTTCTGAAATGGCATATCAACATCTTCGATTAAATCTGCAACCTTGTTTGTATTCTCCAACCCAAGACAAACATTGTCATACCCGATTTGTTCATCCATACATTCATGAATTTCTTCTTCTGATTGCATATAACAACCTTCGTAAACTTCACTGTTTTCAATTGCAGTTTTATCATTGTTTGCGCTGTTTCTACCAATCTTAATTAATTTATCCTGATAGTATAAATCTTCTTTTGTCGGTGCATGACTATCTGTTGTAATAACGAATGGTACACCAGTGGTCTCTGATAATTTTAAAATCTTTCTATTGTATTCACATTGGTCTTGATGCTTATGTGACTGCATTTCAAGAAAGAAATACGGGAACACTTCTTTGTACTCATTTACATAATCAACACACTTTTGAAAATCTTCTTCTCGTGCAATCTTACTTGCCAAACAAGCAGATGAGATAACAAAGTTTTCTGCATATGGTTTTAAATCATGAATGGTACATCTTGGCTTAGAATAGAATCCTTCAAAATTGCTCTTTGTAATAACCTTATTTAAATCTTTTCTCCCCTGTTCATTTCTAATAAGACAGATTAAATGGGAGTACTTATTATCTTTATCCTTAATTTCGATATCATCACATTCATATAATTCGCAGCCATAAATCATTTTTACATCCGGATAATCCTTTTTGATCAAATCGAAGTAAATATGTGAATAAACATTTCCATGCTCTGTGACTGCGAATGCTTTTAATCCAAGTTTTTGTGCCTGTTCCATCATTTCTTTAGGACTTCCATATCCATCAAGTAATGAGTAATATGTATGATTATGTAATGAACTGTACATTGTTACCTCCTAAAACTACCAAGCTTCATCTTCATCTGTAATTTCCTCATCCCATTCAGAGGAACTTGTATTTGTTGTAGAAATAACATTGATATCTTCAATGGTAATCTGAGGAGTTCTGATACCGTTATATTCATTAATTGATGGTTTACCAACAATAGTGAATGTAATACTATCATTCTCATCCCATGCGTCTTGAAGAAAATCATATAGTTTATTTCCTTCTTTACACTTGAACTGTATATATTTTATTTCGTTAAGTGTAAAACTAATTGTATCGGCATTACTGCCAAATATCTCAAAACAATCCTTTGTTAATGTAATATTTTCAACTGCAATCATCGGCTCATCAAGACCTTGCCCAATAACATCTTCAAGTCCACCCAATTCCATAATTAAGCCAACAGTTACGTCTTCTGGATATAGAATAAAATCCACTGTATATGTAGAGTCATATTCAACATCTTTTAGCATATGATTTAACTCATTAATAGCTTCGTCCTTTTTATCTAAGTCAAGATTAATGCCAAAGGCATTAGCATGACCTCTACCCCAATTGAAAGCTGTACAACTGTTAATCACATCCTTCAAACTTTCTACCGGGCTATGATCAACATTTCTTGCACTACCACCATAGGTTGTTTTTCCAGTCTTTTTATCAAAAAACTGATTGAGTAAAATACATGGTTTATTAAACATCTCTGCTACTTTAATTGCAGTCACACCACTTAACCCGCTATCAAGTAGTTCAGTTGTATCAACAATAATAACCTTATCATCAAAAGGCATTTCATTTACAACTTCTGCAATTGCCGCTATACCTTTTTCTTTAGCTTTATCCTGTCTGCTCTTTGCATTTTTACAAAGTCTGGCAGCTCTATCATAAATGCTTTCCTGAATTACTTCCGCAGGCTTGTCTTTTGTTGCACGTTTCTTATATTCAAAAAATGCATCTTGTTCAATAAATGCTTTGAATAGCAATTCTTTTTCTTCACTAGAGCCAAAACGAATCATACCGTTTAAGATTGTCGTAATATACCACTGTACACCATGAATGTTAACCTTGCTCTTCATACTATAATCTTGAGCTGTAACAAGTGCTTGAAAACATTTGTTCTGTACATTAGACAACCCCGTATCAACAAAATATCTTGTCTCAAAGGCTTTCATATCCATAACATCACTGATATTTGCCAAAGCACATAAATCTAAATAATCATCTGCAAATTCGTTCCAGTTTTCTTCATCTAACGCTTGTAAGAAACGATATACAACACCGGCACCACATAAATTCTTATTAAAATAATTAGCACTCATCTGGTTATTTACAATAAGAGCATAAGGATTATCTTCTTCTTTTTCATGATGGTCTAAAATTAAAATGTCTGTACCCTTCTCAGATAATTCTTTGCACTGTTCTGTATCATTTGTTCCAGCATCTGGAATAATGAGTAACTTAATATCTTCTGGAATAATTACATCTTCCGAAAGACCATGCGCTTTTGCCTTACCATGTAAAATATATTCTACCGGGTAATTCTCATCCATTCTTTTAACATACAAATACATCATCGCTGCGGAGCAAAAGCCATCAGGATCTTCGTCCACCAAGATACCAATTTTATTTTGTTCAGTGTAATGCTTCATGAACAATTCTACTGCCTCTTTGATATTATCTAATTTCTGATATGGAATTACCACATCATCGGAGAGGTTTAAATACTGTTCGTAGTCGTCTATACCACGGCAATCAAAGAACGATTTTATTGCCTCTGTGGTATCATTTTTTGAGTTCTTATATAATCTATATTTCATCTCTTACCTCAATTTATATATGTTATTATCAACTAATCGCTGCCATTTCATTGGATTATCAGAAGGAGATTCGTGGCCACTTAAAATATCATCTTCATCAAACATATACAACAATGGAACTCCCTCTGGAAATTTCTCAGCAATCTCTTCAATCTCTTCTTTTGTTACATCCTTGTCAAAACACAACACAATTTCTACTCCAAGACGAACTAACATATCAATTTGATGATGTGACAACTCCTTGCCGCCGGTACTACAACTATTCCGGTATCCATATCCCCAAAGCTGAAGTGGGAATTTCTCAGATTCTCCAACGTAAACACGGCCAGTCGCTTTAATATAACTGATTGTTTTATATAGTCCGTATAAAATTCTTGACTTTGCACATCGTTCTAAATAAATATATTTATTTTCTCCCTCTGGAACATCTCTGTGAAAATATCTTGCTTTGACACCAACTAAATCACCAAGTTCTGATCTAATTGGAATGGTATATCTATTTGTTTCTTCATCAAACCCTATCTCAAATTCTCTCTGTGTTGAATAGTCGATGTTATCTTCATAAAACAAATCGTTGACATATGGTTTGTAATAACTGAGAATCTGTTCACTAATTGGAATCAATGGTTTTTCTTTCTCTATATTAGAGTTACTATCCATGTCATCAAGTAGTTTCAAAATTTTAAAGCACTCAGGCATATCTTCTTCAAAATCATGGTAATATGACAATCCGATTTCCTGGCATATATATTTCAACCCTTCCGGGAATAATAATTTCTTTGTATAACAAACTAAATCAATTAAGTCTGTTGCTCTATTAGTTGAAACCATTTGTCTGGTATAATTTATTGCTGTAAGATATTCATTTTCATATACACAAATTGCAGTTGCATTATCTCCATCTGCATTGGCACATTGCCAAAATCCGCTTCTATGTTTTATATGATGACAACCAATACTAACTAAAATTTGTTCGATATAGTTGTTTTCATATATGTAGGTTTTAAATTCTCTAATATCAAGCATTTTCTACTACCTCTAGAGAAACAATAAAAGGTATGAAATTATTCACTATATAATTGTTCATAGTCATATAACTTCATACCTCCTCGCATCAATCTTTTTCTTTCTGCTTTCGAATAATGTAACCAACATTAATCCATAAGTTGTAATTCAATTCAATTTCGAAAGCCATAATCTTATCCTTATCGCCAGATCTATTTTTATCTGCTTTGATAGCAAAATACTGCTTATTATAATCCAAATCTTCTACAACTGGGTCTCCCCATGATTCGTTTTCAAGTTCAATCTGGTATTTATGATATTCATCCTTGGATATCTTCTTACCAAGTGTAAGAGCATCTGTTACATGCTTCATACCTTTTGCACCGGCAATATTATTACTACTTAAACTAAAAACATCTGTGAACACAGTATCATCTGTTAACTGGAATACAATAAACCCTGACATTCCAAGTTCCTTTGTCAACTCCTTTAGTCTTGTTGCAGACTGTTTAATGGTACTCCATTCTTCAGAACGATATCCTTTTAAGGTATCATATCCGTAATAGATAACATTTGATGTGGCTCTGTATTTTCGAAGTTCAAACTCCAATCTACTGTCACTATAGTCGTCACCAACATCTTTAAACAGTAACTTGCCATTATCATGTTCATCTATCCAATTACCAACTTTTACAACATCCCAATACTCATCAGAATTATCTTGAATTCGCTGTAAGAACTGGTCTTTAGTTTCAATATAATTACCTTCTTCGTCAATCTTTCTACGAATTAACTCTCCAGTCTTATCTCTGTATACGCCAAGAATAATTTCTTTTTCCGGTTTCATTAACGTGACACCATGTAACTCTTTGAACTCAGGATTATTTAATACTGTCGTAATAAGACAACTCCGAAGCTTTTTCTCACTCATTTCGTTACTCATTAACAAGAAGCTCTTGTTCTGTACTAACGTTACATACGCCGCCAGCTTCATAAGTTTACGAGTTTTACCTTCGTTACTTAAAAACCCTTCGAGAATAATATCTTCTTGAGTTAACCCTAAGAACATCTCGTTGTATAAATACCAAGGAGTTAACAATCCCATTAAAGGTACATCAATATATGAATTGATTGCATCCGAATTGTTTTTTGTAAGTTCTACCGCTTCATCACCTGCGTTAATAACAGTGTTAATCTTATCTGCTTTCACACGAATAATGCGATAAATATCATTTGCCGTTAATGAATCAAACTTCTTATGTTTCAGAATCTTGTCTACTGGGAATCCATTTCTTTCATACTCTCGTAACAAGGAATACTTTTTTATTAACTGAAAATAGTTCTCAACATCGCTTACATCTGCCAAGGAAATAAATCGCTGGATGGTCTTCCATCCCTTATATTGCTTATATTCTTGCAAGCGTTCCTCATTCTGACTCATAAACACATTCATCTTCTTCTCATCAATTGTCTGAGAAAATGTGAGATAATATGTTTCTAAGCTGTCATACAAAAATCTTGTAACAGGGTCTGCAAAGTCATATTTGCTTCGCATGAAATTGCCATAACTGATATACAAATCCGGTTCACTGTATAATGCACCAATAAAGCACATCTCGGCCTGTATATTATTTGTTTTAATATCTTCCAATCTGATTCACTCCTAGTCTTCAAATATGTCATCAACCAAATCAGACATATCATCATTCTTTTGTTGTAAGCTTCCCTCACTCGCTTTTACACTAATGACGCTTACGCTTATCTCGGTCTTTCTATCCTCGATGGCTTTTTTATTTTCTGCTTCAATAATTTTCTGCTTCTCAAGCCATTTTAAATAACTGTCATATTTGTTAACCAAGATTGTTAAATCATAATTTAATCGTTGCTCTGCCGACATGGACTTTCCTCTAGTTCGATTCTTATCAGCAGTTGCATTCAACATATCAATTTTTCTTTCCCACATATCTAACAAATGATGTGGTGGAATACCCTCACTCATCCCTTTGAATGTACCGGCATAAATATTTCCTATTTTCTGCCACACTGTACTTGGAATAATTGTGATATCATATTCAACTTTAATAAATTCAAAAATCTCTTCTTTAACAATTGCTGTGTTAAAATGTTCGAAACTTTCTTGCTTAAGTGAATCTAAATTGTTTAAGATTCTAGTCCATCGTTGAGCAATATCCTTTCGATTACCATTTATTCGCTTTTCACATAAGCTGATAAAGCAACTACTATGATAGGTTTTTTTATCATAGTAGATTGCATTATCAATATTTTTTTTACCTATGTAGAACTCATTCCCACAGCAACCACATTTTCTTTTAATCTGACTGCCATTCCTCATAGGTCACTCCTTATATTAGGCGAACATATCTAATACTTGCTGAAGAATAGCTGCGTCAGTAACATTCTTGTAAGAGGTTGGTAAACCAGCGGATTCTAACTTTTCTTTCATATTCTTCTTATCAAGTGGAGATAAAGCGTTTCTCTTAGCTACAATTTCCTTCTTCATTTCCTCAATATCAGAAGTAGAATCAGTTGTTTCAGAAGATGTAGTAGTTGTTGTTTCAGACTTACCAAGAATTTCCTTGCTGTAAATATCCTGTTCAATATCTACTGCCTTAGTTAAGTCGTTCTTAACTACAAACTGCTTCTTGTCAGCAGTCTTATCAATTACTGCCTGCCAATCAACCAACGTTGGATCTTCGAGAATTACATTATCCTCATGTACATGGGTTCTGTCCTTTTCAACATGGCCACATACAATACCGTCTTCATTTCTAAACATACGGATAACAGTCTTTGCATTATAAGACATACCCTTGAAACCATCCGGCTGCTTTCTACCAGTTACAACACTTGTTGTACTTCCATCGGCCTGTTTAACAGATACTTTTTCATCTGTTTCTCTTGCTGTTGCAATGTAATGAACACCAGATGCCATAAGGTCAAGAATTAAATCCTGTCCCTTAAAGTTGATTACCTGATAGTCCTTAAGCTCTAATCCGGAGCCTTCAACCTTTACTAATCTTGCTTCACCAACAAGACCATCCTTATCTGCCTTAACCTTGTTTCTCTTCTTAGAGAACTCGATTAATCCCTGCTTAGTTGTCAGATTTAAAATACTTGTACCATCTACAACAATTGCATCTGCTCTAAATGGTTCGCCGTCTGCATCTAACACAACATCTGTTGTTTCTTCACCATCTTCATCGAGTTCATAAAAATCTTCGTTATTCTTAACCTTTGCAATATACTGTCTTACTTCACCGAGAGACTGTGTATAAACAATATAAATATTATTAAGATCAACTCCATTTGCTTCTAACTCTGGAAGATAATCATCAATGGAACCAGTTTCTGGGTCAATATATAATACTCTGAATGGCTTACCATCCGGTCTCTTAAAGTACGCCAACTGCATAGCCATAGTAGACTTACCAGTAAACTGTTCGCCATATAAAATCATTCCTAATTTACTCTGTGTAACTGAGGCTCTTCTTGCCTTTGCCATAATCTATTCCTCCGTCTCTATTGAATTAATCCCATGCTTCATCGTCATCATCGTCGCCAGAAAGATCTGCATCGCCCCAACCACTGTCAGAGTCATTACCAAAATCATTTTCTGCCTTATTAGCCTTTGCAATCTGCATAAGAGCTGTTTCAATCTTTTCTTCTGTATAAACTTCCTTGTCAATAGAAGAACCTTTGGCTCCTGTGATGATAAACTCACGCTTTACTGGTGCAGATACTCTTTCCATAGCATCTTCTTCACCCCAGTTATCATCATCGTCACTTGCTACAGTTTCAACCTGTGCGGAAGATACCATGTGACCATTAACCTTGATTGCATAATATGGCTTTAAGGACTTCTTAAACTTTGTTGCTAAATCCTTATTTTCAATAATGAATTCAACATCTTCAATTGTGCTATAAGTTACAATCTTTGCGGCAACAATGAATCTACCAGTTGGCTTATCATCAACCCTTTCCTGGTCAATGCCCATAAAGATGATTACCTGATTAAAATCATTCTGCTGAGTAAACTTTTCATCATCAAACTCAACGTCTGCACAAAGAGATACCTGATTAGGAATTAACTTTGTAGATGTTCTCTTATTACCCTTATCATCTGCAAAACTACTGTAATCAAGAGTTCCCTTGATAAATACGCTTGCTCCATCCTTTAAGTTATCCTTAATTTCCTTACAAGCATCAAAGTCAGTTAATACCTTCTTATCGTTTACTGCCTTACCGGTTTCATCAATCTTCTTCTTAACACCGATGTTCTTACCAATAAGTCTGAAGCCTTCACGATTGTATGTGAATCTGTCAGCCCAAGGAACCTTAACTGTCTCACCCTTCTGTCCTTTTTCTTCTGCTCTCTTAGAGAAGTAAACACTTTCCTGTTCCATGCCCTGAAGATTTGCATAAAGAGTACCAGTACCATCGTAACAAACGCCAAAGTTTAAAATTCTCATGTCCTTGTTACTCTTAGTCTTAATTTCCTTAAGCGCACCTTCCTTTTCCATGCCACTTACGACACCCTTTAACTGGAAAGAACCCTTTGTTTCTGGTAAATCAAATAATCTACCCTTCTTCTTTGTTTCTGCCATTTTATATATTCCTTTCTTTTAATAAAATATTGTTTTCATTTAATTATGCGTAGTTTGAATAATTAAAAAAATTATTTACTCATAATATCTTGGATCAAAATTTACATTCTGTTCCGCTTCATACTTGACTGGCTGCCAACAACCACAATTTGGACACTGTGCTAACTTTGTTGGCGTGTATCCCTGATAATCCCATTTACATTCTTCGTTGAAGTATACAAAATTCACTCTGCAACGAAGACACTGACGGTTATGTTTCTTGTTCTCTTCCATTCAAAT